CTGAACAATATTTAAGAGATGTTATGGCTAGATATAGAAACAAACTTGTATATGACGCAAGTACTGGTGAAATTAAAGACGATAGAAATCAGATGAGTATGTTAGAAGACTTTTGGTTGCCTCGTAGAGAAGGTGGGAGAGGAACTGAAATCACTACATTACCTGGTGGTCAAAACTTAGGTGAAATACAAGATATAGAATACTTCCAAAAGAAACTATATCGTTCACTTAATATACCAATCAGTAGATTAGAAGGCGGTCAAGGATTTAATCTAGGTCGTGCAGCTGAAATTAGTAGAGATGAAGTTAAGTTTACTAAATTCGTAGGCAGATTACGTAAAAAATTCTGTATGCTTTTCCATGATCTATTGAAAACACAATTGATTTTAAAAGGTGTTATTGCTCCAGAAGAATGGGACAGTATGCAAGGCGATATTACATATACTTTCTTACAAGATGGTTATTTTGCTGAATTAAAACACAGCGAAATGATGAGAGAAAGAGTTATGCTCGCTCAACAACTAGAAGGGTATATTGGTAGATATTTCTCTAACGAGTATATACGAACCAAGATATTAAAACAAAATGAAACTGAAATTGAAGAAATTGATAAACAAATTGAAGAAGAAGGTTCTGAAGGACAAGCCGAAGAAGTCCCTATCATCTCGCCTCGTAAAGAAACGAATGGTAGTAAAGAAAAAGAACCAACATTAAAACCAAAAGAAGGAGAAAAAGATGTCGGAAGAAGTAATTAGATATGGTGCTGGTGGCGTTCCTTACGTAAAGAAAACAGAAGCACCTAAGGAAGAAGTTAAAGAAGAAGTAATATCTGAAATTTTAACAAAGAATCCTAACAAAGAAAAAAAATCTGAAACTACTAAAGAAAAAAAGTAATAGGAGATAAATAATATTATGAGTAAAGAAAATTTAAACAAGTTTGTTAATTCACTACAACAAGGTGACGCTAAACAGGCAGGAGATGAGTTAAAAAATGCTCTTGCAGATAAAGTTAGTGCAGCCTTAGATGACGCTAAAGTTGATGTGGCAAAGTCAGTATTTACAGGACAACAAGGCGCAGACGCTCCAGAAGCGAATGTGTTTAGTGGTAATGATATAAGTGCTGAAACTCCTGCACCAGAGGTAGCTAGTGATGAAGTGGCTCAGTAATTTTATCAAAGATAATATAACTGAAGGCAACGATTATAAGCGTACTAGACAGTACAACAAACTCACGCCTAAAATGAAGCGTGCTGTAGATATGATATTCAGAGCTGCTGATAAAGACGCAGATGTAATATCTAATTTTGAAAAAAATGTCAATACAGCTGCGAAACAATTTGGTGTAAGTAAACAAGATTTAATGACGTATTTTGATAAAGAAACGTTAACAATTTTAAGGAGATAGAAATGGGAACATTTATAATAAAAGGAACCGCTATTGCAGGTACATTGACTGATAATTCAATCGGCAATTCACCTTTTGTAAGAGTAGTTGCTACTGCTGGTACAAATACTATTACAGTAAAAGACGGCAGTACTACTTTAGGTACAACTTTATTACATTCTGCTGGCGATGAAATTACGATAGAAAAACATCCTAAACATACAATTTCATCAAGTGCAGCTGTAAGTGCTACTGCTGTAGGCGTAGGACACTAACATGGCTGATACAGTATCTACACAAACATTAACAGATACGACAGGCGTAAAGTTTGCCGTTAAGATGACTAATTTTTCTGACGGTACAGGTGAAACTTTAGTTAAAAAAGTTGACGCTAGCGAAACAACTTTTATGACTGAAGACGGTAATCGTAAAATATCAAAAATCTTTTATTCAATTAACACTGCTAATCCTAAATCAGCAGTAGAATTGATATGGGATGGTACAGATAATGCAACGGCAGTTTTGTTGTCTGGTCAAGGTTTTTGGGACTTACGTGCCGATGGAAACGAGATAGCTAACAATGCAACAACACCTACAGGTGATGTTTTGCTATCTACAAAAAATTTCGCAATTGGTGATAATTACACAATTTTAGTTGTTTTTAGATAATAATTTGTATAAATAATAGAGAGAAATAGAGATAGATACAAATGAAGTTAATTACCGAAGAAATATCAAACGCAGAATATATCGTAGAAGAAAAGAATGGCAAAAAAAATTATGCCATCAAAGGTATATTCATGCAATCAGACGTTAAAAATAGGAATGGAAGAATCTATCCTAAAGAAATCTTACAAAAAGAAGTTGTAAGATACAATAGAGAGTTCATCAATAAAAGCAGAGCATTCGGCGAACTTGGTCATCCTGATGGCCCGACAGTAAATTTAGAAAGAGTTTCGCACATGATTAAGGCTCTATATCCAGAAGGCGCAAATTTTATAGGTGAAGCACGAATTTTAGATACCCCATATGGAAAAATAGTGAAAAGTTTAATTGACGAGGGTGCAAAATTAGGTGTTTCAAGTAGAGGAATGGGCACACTTGCAAATGTAGGTGGTGCTAATGTAGTTAAAGACGATTTTTACCTTGCAACCGCGGCTGATATAGTCGCAGACCCAAGCGCTCCAGACGCTTTCGTAGAAGGCATTATGGAAGGCAAAGAGTGGGTTTGGAATAATGGGATTTTGAAAGAGCAAGAAGTAAACGAATTAAAGTTACACGCAGAAAGTAAAGAGAGAATGGCAAGAGCAGAGAAGAATGCTCAAGTATTCGAATCTTTTCTTAAAAAACTGTAATTTTATAAATAGTAATTAACACATTCCGATAGGAGTGGTGTGATTATTGCAATAATTAACAAGTAAACTATTGAGGAGATAGAACAATGGCTGACAAAACTGTGGCAGATTTGCCTACAAAAAATGCAGCTCCAGCTGAACCAGCAAAGTCGTTACAGGCAACTGTACAACAAGTGATGAATAAAGCAATCACTTCACCGACTGACGCAAAAGTAGATTTCGCACAAGGGGTTAACCACATTACAGGTGACCCACAACAAAAAAGTGCAGGAGCAGCTGACGCAATGCAATCTCTAAAAGCTGAAGCAGAACCTAAGAAAACATCTTACAGTAACGCTAACGAAGCTGACGAGAAAAAAGACGACAAAGAAAAAGAAGAAGTAAAAGAAGTAGCAGACAAAGAAGATGAAAAGAAAAAAGACGAAATGATGAAAGCTTCTAAAGATAAAGAAGATATGAAAGAAGGTGAAATGCCTGCAGGTCTTAAAAAATACCTTGACAAGAAAAACGACAAGTCTGAAGAAAAAGAAGACGAGAAGAAAGACGTTAAGGAAGTCGCTGACAAAGAAAAAGAAATGAAAAAAGAAGAAGACGAGAAGAAAAAAGAAGTGAAAGAAGTAGCTGAAAAAGACAAAGAAAAAGAAGTCAAAGAAGTTGCTGATAAAGATGATGAGAAGAAAAAAGAAGTTTCTGAAGTAGCTGATAAAGAAAAAGAAGCTAAAAAAGAAATGATGGCTAAAGACAAAGTTAAAGATATGGACATGAAAGAAGATGTGGCTGCTCTAACTGATGGTGAAGACCTATCGGAAGAGTTTAAAGCAAAAGCTGCTACTATATTTGAAGCTTCTGTTAAAGCAAAACTCGTTGAAGAAATTGAGAAATTAGAGGGCGAATACGAAACTAAGGTTAATGAAAAAGTTGAAGAAACTAAATCAGAAATCGTAGAAAAAGTTGACGCTTACCTAAACTATGTCGTTGAGGAGTGGATGAAAGAAAACGAATTAGCGATAGAAAAAGGTTTAAGAGCTGAGATTACTGAAGATTTTATCGGTGGTCTTAAATCTTTATTTGAATCTCACTACATCAATGTTCCACAAGAGAAGTATGATGTGATTGAGGCTCAGACTGCTGAGATAGAGAAGTTAAAAGAAGAAGTTAACCAAACTATTGAGAAAAACGTTGAGTTAAATCAGGCAATCGGTCAACACGTAAGAACAGATATTATCAATGATGTATCATCTGATCTTGCTGAAACTGAATCTGAAAAACTTAAAGGTTTAGCAGAAAGTATTGAATACAAAGACGCTGAAAGTTTTAGAACAAGTGTAGAAACATTAAAAAATTCTTACTTCCCTAAAGCAAAAGCGAGTGAAACTGAATCTAATGAAGTAGCAGAAAACAATGCTGGCTCTATGAACGAGTCAATGGCTGCATATACTGCTGCAATTAGTAAATCAAAGAAAAACCCATACGTAAAGTAAGGGTTAGTTAATTAACTAAAAAGAAGGAGAGATAGAAAAATGTTTTTATCTGAATCAATGCAAAACAAGTGGCAGCCCGTTTTAGACCATCCTGATCTTCCTGAGGTCAAAGATAGTTATAAAAGAGCCGTTACTTCAATGGTATTAGAGAACCAAGAAAAGTCGCTTAAAGAAGACGCTGCTTTCTTATCAGAAGCTGCGCCAACTAACGCAACTGGTTCATCTATACAAAATTGGAATCCTATTTTAATTAGCTTAGTAAGAAGAGCAATGCCTAACCTTATCGCTTACGATATTGCAGGTGTTCAACCAATGTCTGGCCCAACAGGTCTGATTTTCGCTATGAGAAGCAGATATACTTCTCAAAGTGGTGGTGAAGCTCTTTTTGACGAAGCTGATACTGACTTTTCTGGAAGAAACAAAGCTGGTTCTTCTGTGTCAGGGGCTTCCGCTGTAGCACAAACTGGTGAAAACCCAGCTGTACTTAATGACTCAATCGGTACTTCTACTGGTTACACAACTGGTACTGGTATGACAACTGCATATGCAGAAGCACTTGGAGACGCTGCGGCGAACTCATTTGCTGAAATGGCTTTCTCAATTGAGAAATCTACTGTAACTGCAAAAAGCAGAGCATTAAAGGCTGAGTACACTATGGAATTAGCACAGGACCTTAAAGCAATTCACGGCTTAGACGCTGAAACTGAATTGTCAAACATCTTATCTGCTGAAATCTTAGCTGAGATCAATAGAGAAGTTGTAAGAACAGTTTACAGAACTGCTGAAGTAGGTGCTGCTGATAATGACAACTCACATGCTGCAATTAACACAACAACTGCTGGTATATTTGACCTTGACACAGACTCTAATGGTAGATGGTCTGTTGAGAGATTTAAAGGTCTTATGTTCCAACTAGAGAGAGATGCAAACACAATCGCTCAGAGAACCAGAAGAGGAAAAGGTAACATGATTATCTGTTCTTCAGATGTTGCCTCTGCATTACAAATGGCGGGTGTTTTGGATTACACTCCTGCATTAAACAACAACTTAAACATTGACGATACTGGTAATACTTTTGCTGGTGTATTAAATGGTAAGTACAAAGTTTACATTGACCCATATGCTGCTAACATGGCAAGCAATGCGTCACCTACTAAACAGTACTACGTTGTTGGTTACAAAGGAACTTCTCCATACGACGCTGGTTTATTCTATTGTCCGTAT